TGAGATTGAGTGAGATAAATAGAAGGGGATATGCGAGATAAATGGGACTGGCCGGGATGAGATGGGATGAGATGGGATGAGTGAAATGAAATTTATTTGCAGACAGTGAAAAAGATAAAAGGGGGAGTGGTTGCCCTTAATTGTTCAGTTTGCAGCTCTCTGCAAGTGCTTCATTCCGGTCTTCAGTAACTGATTTCTGGCTTCCGGTTGTAGTTTCAAGTCCTTTGAAAACGGCAGGTAAGGCCTGGCCGGTATCTCCACTTTCAAATTACGTCCGGCCATCCCTCCCAGCTGATGTATACGGGCATATGGGGTAGCTGCGCCAATCATCGAGTAATCGTCTCCATATTGGGAATGGACTGAACCCGCGAGCAATCCACGCACCTGCAAAATCTTCATTTGTTCCAGCTCACGCTTGGCTTGTTTTCGCAGCTTTCCTTTCTTTGTGTGGGCCTTATCACCACCGAGTCTGGCCCGGATCGTAATCTCTGATAAGGGTTTCCATTTTGGTCTTCCCTGGTCTTTGAAATTTTCTTCCGTCTGCTCTTCGAGCACTGCGCTCATATCCCGCATTGCCAGCCTTGGGCGCTTGGCAAAGCGTGTGATGCCATCCATGGTTTGCTGGAATTTTTCGTCGCCAATCAGCACTCCTTTGAATATTTCGCTCAATTTATCATCCCCGCCGCCATCGCCTTGCGATATTGCTCGACCAGTTTCGGATCGTAACGATCCAGATTCGGTTCCCAGGTTGCCCCCGGCGCGTGGCTCCATCCGGGATCGGTCGTTACATATTTACCAGTCATATATTCATAGCGAGCAATCTGTATGGTGCCCATTTCCGGGTGTTCAGTCGAGATGGGGACCTTGATCTTATCGAGCCGTCCCGTGCTATCGGATAGAAGTATTTTTCCTGGGCCTGTGCCTATCCTGTCCTCGGACAATGTTTTGGCACGGCAGCGGCAGCGAAAGCCGTTAGGTGGATAGAAGGATTCCCAAAACGGATCGTCATAGCGAAACACCTTTCCGTGCAATATTCTGTGAAATGGGCGCGTTCTGCTATCGTTGACGGCCAAGTACATCCAATACGGGCGCTCTTCGACGTTTTCCAATTGCCTGGCGCGGCGCCCTGCCATGAATGATGATTGCAGGTTGACATCATAGATCAACTTTAGCCGCCATGGGTCTCCGTACAGCACGGGAACGCTGGTCCCATGGTACGATTCCAATACCTCCCCTGTCTCCTTATCGATGGCCCTTCCCCACCACCCCTTTTCCTGCAGAGTGGGGATCAGGCGCTTCTTGAACTCGGAAAATCCGACCTTTCCCTCGACGCCCAGTGTCAGTTCGTCATGAATCGCCTGCAATACGTCGAGTCTCGTGACATTGGCGACGGTAAAGATCCGGGCGCGCAGTTCATCTGGAATCTCCGCCCAGTGCCTGGTAACCTTCGGATGCTGCTGCTCGAAGTAATCCACCGCCTCGGCGGGCGGCAATCGCATGGCGTGGAGTAGATCGACATTCCCATCAGTCGTTGCCACTGGCGTATCCCCACAACTGGGCTACGGACATGACGCGATCCAGGGTGCTTTCCAGCGCCGTTGTCTCCATGTTCGGATAGGTCTTCGCCAATTTTTCCATGGCGTTCGGATAATCGTCGGCGTTCATGATCATATCGATGACCGACTTTGCTATCGTCGAAGATTGCGCCTGCAACATACCATCGGTCAGCTCTTTCAGGGCAGCATCGAGCTTTTCCTGATCCGGGAAACCATCCTCTTTTCCCTCCGCGAAGGCCGCTTCCTTTCCTTTCCAAGCGTCGCCCTTTCTCTTCGAATCGTTCTCTTCCGGCGCGTGCTTTTCCAGATCGCCCTCTTTGAGACCGTAGGCCCGAGCGAAATACGCAGGCGTGAATACAGCCCCGGAATCGGACAGTAGCTTGTCTCGTCTTGCCTGGATCTCGTCCACCTCCTCCTGTTCCCACATGCGAAACAGGGGAGGACATCCATCGCCGAAATTGATTTCGTGAGTCCAATGGATCAGCTGATTGCAAGTGGTCACCACGATTCCTGTATCCGCATCACGGATGTCCTTGGTGACCTCGATCCCCGCCTGAGCGCTTGCCTTGTTGGCGCTGGCCTCGGTGGACTGGTTTTGACCCAGGAGGGCGATGTTGACCTCGGATCGGCAGAACATCAAGAGGCGCTCGAACACATCCGCCGACGCGCCCTTGCCCGCGGCCTCCACGATCTGGACCTCGGAGTCGTTCGGGATGACGCCAACGGCGTCCTGGATCATCTCCGCGAGCTGATTCAGCAGTTCATCGATCTCCTCCTGTGTGGCGTTCCTGGGCAGTTTGCCGATGGTCCAGGGAATACCGTATTTTTCCGAGAACTGCACCCAGAAGGTCAGCCCGCCTTTCTTGAAGGTGGTGGGCCAGAATACCATGGATAGATCCGGGAACCCGTAGGGATTGTCGTAGCTGGGTTCTTGTCTTGGCAGCAGGAATTTGCGCGCGGGTAGCAGCTCCCCATCCGTTGGGTCGTCCTTGGTGCGTAGCCGGAGTCGATTCTCCTCGTCGAAATGGAACCATTCCGGTGGTTTTCCCAGGACATCCACCGGCAGCAGATACCGCCCGACCTTATCCCAGATTATCTCCATGGGCTGATAGCCGAAGAGGGTAGCGTCCAAGATCTCCGATACGATGCGGTCGAAGTCCAGATCCGCGAATAATCCCTCTGTGACGGATACCGCCCGCTGCTTGGCCTTCTCCTTCTCGATGCCCCATTCCAGGGCCTTGACCGCTCCCTTGCGCCTTCTGATATTGCCACCCACCTGTGGCTCCGTGCGCAGCTCCCGATAGACGGAGATGTCCTTGCCCTGGGACTTCAATATCGGGTCAGGGTTGGGCAACATCCCGCTGAGGGAGTAGAAATCCGGCCTTCGCTCGCGGGTGGCGATCTGGGAAGTCAGTGACCGGATGGCCCGGCGGTTTTCCCGTAGTTCGCCGAAGGAGGCGAACTCCGTGGGAGAGATGTAGATACCGGTTTTTTTCATGTCATGATGCCGATGCCTGCGCTGATGGCCGCCTTTGCTGCCTCTTTCGCCGCCTCCATGGGGATATCCTTGTGTAAGAGAGAGACCAGTTTATCCCCGATGGTTTTCCTTGTCTGTACGCTATCCGGCACGGATTTGAGTACTTCCAGCCCTTTTACCGTCAATACGCAGTCCTTGTAACCGAATGAGCATCTCTTTCCGCAGTTCATATACCCGGCGTCCCGAAGCCACTCGATAGTGGCCATGCAGACCTTGAACGCATGTGATGGTTTCTCGTCTTTGTCCACGATGTTGCCATGTTGGTCGTTTTTTTCATCCCCGGATATCACAGTAGCGAAAAGGTGAAGACGGATCGGGAAACTCTCGTACAACATTCCCAGGATCTTGGCGGTGTATTCGTCGAACAGATCGATGTTGGCCATATCAGTAATCTTCCAGCTCCACGCCGTTTTTCGCCAGATAGTTTACGACCAGTTCGGCTACCTTCACCGCTGTGTCCGCGCGCAATAGCGCATCGGAGCGGCAGATACAACCTCCGTTGTGCCATATTTCCCCTGTCCATTCGATCCGCCCGGTGGCATTGCCGACCTCTCGTTTGATCCGGATCTCGTATTCACCCATTGCTTTTTTCCAGTGTCCAATCCACGTTGGTGGTCGACAAACCGATAGCTGCCGCCATACAGCGGAATATGGCTATGGTGGGATCGGGTTTCGGTCGTGGCAGGCGCGGCTTCGCGGTTCTTTGTCTTTGCTTTTTCGCCATTGCCGACGCCTTACGCTCATCGAACGACCCCCGTCTTCTTGCCTCTCCCATTTATCGATATCCTTTTGTCATCCCGTAGCTCTTCCTTCTCCCCCGCGACTTGACCGACACCGGTCCCTTGTCCAGCTCGCGGCTGGCATAGTGACCGAGTACCAGGGAGATCCCGGCGTCCCCGTGGCGTTTCTTTCCATCCTTGTCCTTGGTGCGCGTATCCGGCAATTTGGCGACGCCCCGGATGACCTGGAATGCACGCAGATCGTTCAGCACCTCGCTGTCGTCCGGGATATCGGTCAGGGTCCCGTCTTCGAGGGCCGCCTTGAAGGGTGGCATGTGCGAAAGGTACCACTGTTCGGTGAACATGATGGCATGGATGCGTTGTTGGCCGTATTTTTGTGCCGCGACCTCCGCCAGGTACTGCCCATTGCCGCGCGCGTCCAGTGCCGCTCCGGTGAATCTCGGCAGCCGATCCAAGAGATAGAAAAGTATCTGGCGCTGCTGATCGAAGGGGATATTGCGCAACTCCACCAAAAACGCCACCTGGCGCTTCAGAGCCGCGATCTGGTATATGGGCGACAGTACCGTGAGGTCGCCGCTGCGTCCGAAATCCTCGCCCAGGAAACTTCGCGCCTTTTTCGGAAGGGCATCGATCAGGGGCTTGATTTCCCGATCGCAGAATTCCAGTGCCTCTGCTTCCCGGATATGGTCCGATAAGAAGGTGAATTCGTCCTTTTGCGACCAGCGCACGATCCTGGTATGCGGGCTCATGCGCGATTCGATCAGGGCCCGCGACAGATACGCCCCGCCGCTGTGCTTCGGAATGCAGTCCAGCTCCTCGTCGGCATCATCGCCGTAGAATTTCCGTGTGGATTCGATCCATTCGGTCTCCCCTTCCTGGGTCCAGGGTTTACCCAGGCGCAGGCAGATGCGCTGGTACAGGCCGTCGGCAATGGCGTCATCGAAGGTGACGCGATGCAGGCTGTATCCTGAATTCCCCGCTCTGGTATCCGTCACCAGATTGTTGAAGGGATTATCGACGCCGTTGTGGGTGGAGATGATGTGCACCTGCCCGCCCCACATGAGCAGGGCCATGGCCGCCTTCAGCAGCTCACCGAGGTTCTCGTGGAACGCCGCCTCGTCGATGATGATCCGACCCTGCTTGCCACGCAGGTTCGAGGGTCGGGACGACAGCGACGTGATCCGGTAACCGGAGGCGAAGCGGATGACGAAGGTCTTGATGGCCTTGTCGTCCTTGCCGTCGCCGAATACCTCCTCGCCCTCCTCGATGTCTTCGCAGGCGAGATCGTAGAACCTGGCGAAATCGGCGCAGTCGCGGATAAACTCCTGGGCCATGTCCTTGTTGTAGCCGCTATACCAGCAATCCATGCCTTTCTGTTCCGACGACAGCAGTGCTGAGTCCGCCGCCTCGCCCCAGGAGAGACCGATGCGCCGGGATTTCTCCGTGATCTTGACCGGCGAAGTATCGGCGCACCAGCGTTGCTGATAGCCCAGCAGGGCGGCTGGTGTGCGTATTTCACGGGGTTCTGGTCGATAGGAGGATTCTAATTTCACCATGGTGGCTAAAGAGCGGGGCCCATTTTCGTGATACGATCTGTAACAGCTGCTTTACCAATGCTCGCGATGTGCATTCGGAATGCAGTCCAGATCCTCGTCGGCATCATCGCCGTAGAGTTTCCGTATGGATTCGGTCCATTCGATCTCCCCTTCCTTGGTCCAGGGTTTACCCAGGCGCAGGCAGATGCGCTGGTACAGGCCGTCGGCAATGGCGTCATCGAAGGTGACGCGATGCAGGCTGTATCCTGAATTCCCCGCTCTGGTATCCGTCACCAGATCGTTGAAGGGATTATCGACGCCGTTGTGGGTGGAGATGATGTGCACCTGCCCGCCCCACATGAGCAGAGCCATGGCCGCCTTCAGCAGCTCACCGAGGTTCTCGTGGAACGCCGCCTCGTCGAGGATGACCCGACCCTGCTTGCTACGCAGGTTCGAGGGTCTGGACGACAGCGCCGTGATCCGGTAACCGGAGGCGAAGCGGGTGACGAAGGTCTTGATGGCCTTGTCGTCCTTGCCATCGCCGAATACCTCCTCGCCCTCCTCGATGTCTTCGCAGTCGAGATTGTAGAACCTGGCGAAATCGGCGCAGTCGCGGATAAACTCCTGGGCCATGTCCTTGTTGTAGCCGATATACCAGCAATCCATGCCTTTCTGTTCCGACGACAGCAGTGCCGAGTCCTTCGCCTCGCTCCAGGTGAGACCGATGCGCCGGGATTTCTCCATGACCTTGACCTGCGAAGTATCGGCGCACCAGCGTTGCTGATAGCCCAGCAGGGCGGCTGGTGTGCGTATTTCACGGGGTTCTGGTCGATAGGAGGATTCTAATTTCACCATGGTGGCTAAAGAGCGGGGCCTATTTCCGTGATACGATCTGTAACAGCTGCTTTACCAATGCTCACGATGTGCTGTAGGCTCTGCGACTAAAGGATATGGTGGGCAGTGCTTCGAGAAGAAACAACTTTCGTTCCATCGCCCCGCTCTTTCGAGATGGCAGCATCCGGGCCGGTTTCCCGTTTCGTTCCAGGGGCGCCAGGCGCTCGCAGAATGCATACGATTCGCTGTACTCCCCAGTGATGACGCACCATCCCTCTTCGCCACAAAGCTCCGTGGGAGATGAAAAGGGGAATGTCGGGCGCCAGTTCGCGCAGGACTCGCAGGTTTTCGGGACGGACCATTTCTTTTTCATTGCATACTACCCAGCGATTCCGAGTATCTTCTGCCGAATCTGCTTGGCGGTGTCTTCGGAAATCCCACCCTTCTTGACGACACTTTCCACCTCCCTCGCCGCAGCCTCGACCCTGGTCTTGACTTCGAGCCTCCAGCGCTTTTGGTTCACCGTGGCCCGCGACATATCCGCCACCGCACGGGTGACCTTCACGATATCGATGCCTTCCTCCGGGTCGTAATTGAACTGCTGCATCATCTCGAACAGTTTGGTCTGCACCAGACTTTGCAAACCTTCGGTGAGATTCGCGGAATCGTCCCCGGTGGTCCTGACTATGGCCTGGGCCTGTTCGGTGGCGATTTTTATCCGTTCCAGGCGCATTTGGAACTCCGATCCCCAGCGCTGCCCGCCGCTCCTGGATACGTCGATGCCTCTTTCCCTGGCCTGTTTCTCGAATTCATCGTAGCCGGTAAAGTTATGCTGGATCAGCCAATCCTCCACCCATTGGCGTTCTTCTGGCGGAAGCTGGTCTATTTTGCTTTTACCCATCCGCTTACCAATACTTTTTGGTCGGTCTGGCGATTCCTGGTGGACAATCCGCGGTGTAGTCGACCACATTCGTACCACGGGCATTCAGTTTTGCGTACCAGCGCCCGTATGGCTTTTTCTCGATCTCTATCAACCCCAGATCGGCTACGTGGTCCAATTCTCGATGCAGTTCCAGTCTCGTTGTATCTGGATGGATGGCCTGCACCGTGTCCAGGACCAGTTCCTCCCAACACCCGGACGGACGGGCGTGACCGAGGGTCAACAAGATATTCCATCGCATACCTTCACGACGGATTCGTTCATGATCTAGCACGATCGGTCTCCTCTTCTTATTTCATCGATCTTGTTGAAGATGGCATCCAGCTTGCCGTCGATTACGGAAATCTCGCGGATAAAGTCATCGCGACGCACATATTCCAGGGGTAAATGACTTACGTCCTCCCGGATCTTGTCCAGTGCCTTCTTGTTCGCATCGATGAACATGATGTCCTTTTTTGTCAATGCTTCATGGGACTCGATGCGCTCCAGAACGCGCTTCTCGAACTGGCCGAACATGAATTTCCAGAAGAAAGCAACGATGCTGAACAGCGCGATGATGGCGCCACCAAGATGAATGAGTTCCAATTGAACGCTCATCGGCGTCTTCTCTCCAGGATGGATTGACAGTCGACGCAGTACCGCGCCGAAGGTACGGCCAGGCGTCTGGCTTCCGGGATCTCCTCCCCGCATTCCAGGCAAAAAGGTACTGCCTGTGTGCCCGCAATCGCGCTTCGTTTCCGGTGCAAATACAAATGGCTGGCCAGATGCACCTCGGCGATATCATTGGCCCTATCCGCTTTATCGGCCATGGTCGGCGACTCCTTCTTCGTGCCAGGCGATCAAGGCGTCCAATTTTGCCCGACACTCCCCGTGTCGTCGTTTGGCATCCGCGATCCATCCGGCGATATCCGTATCGGTTGCGTACCGGTCATGGGGATCGGTGGCAGGGGGAGCGCTCGTTGCAGCAGGGCGGCTGGTGGCCTCGGGCACTGACAGTCCGGTATCGGAGGAGGTGCCGTCGAGCACCCCGACGACAGCAGCACCAAGGCAATGCTTGCCGGTAGTAAGGTGTTCGATCTCTTTGGTCGCTTTCTCATATTCCGTCCTCAGTTCGGTATTGGTTTCCGACAGTTGCAGATAGAGCCGATCGCCCTTTGCGATGGCCGCTTGCAGGCGGGCGTTGGCCGCAGCGCTGTGTTCGACCATTCGTTGCGCGTGGTCGCGCTCCATACGGGCAATCTTTCCACCTTGGAAATGCCAGACCCCGGTCCCCGCCAGCGCGGCGCCCACCGTCGTGGTCAGCAATAAACCAAGGAGTTTTTTTCCTATAAAAGACAGAACCCAGCGCATTACCATCTTTATTTCACCTCTCGACCCCAGGACGAATACCGGGGCTGCAATACAACCAGGATGCGACGGGGGTAGCCGAGGTTCTCCTTGCAGTGGGAATCGTGGCGCTTCGCCTTGCCACAGGCGGCATCCACCGGCCCGCGCTCGAAATTCCCGGCGATCCTCGCCTCCGCCCGCCAGTGACCGAGCCCGCCGTTATAGGAGCGCAGCATGGCCCACATCCGATCGTATTCCGTCTCTCCGCGTACACGCTTGGAGAGCCATTGGTCGTAGCGCACCATGGCGCGCATGGCCCAGCGCGGGTTTCCCGCATCCCCGTTGCCGAGGGCCGGGAAAAGCTCGTTCATCCAGCGGGCCGTGGCGGGCATGAATTGGGCCATGCCCCTCGCTCCGGCCCGGCTTACCGCGGAAGGTCGCCAGTAGCTTTCCTGATGGATCTGCGCCGCGAATAGCGGCACCGGAGCATTGATTCCCCATACCATCCTGGCCTCGCGGGTGAGATCCAGGCGATGCTCCAGGGCAGCGCGGGGGATATCGCCGAAGGCATTCCCCACCCATAGCGCGGCAATGAGGATGAAAATAATTCTTTTCATGTCATGCACCCATGGCGATAGCGAGCATGGCGGCACCGATGATGATGGCGCGGCGGATCTGCAATGCGGCGAACACCATCAGGTACTCCGTGCGAGGCAGGCCGTTATGATCGATGAAGGAGTTCGGTCGGGCGTATGGGAACAGGGAACGGTCGAGCCAGTAGGCGACCCAGGCAGCCGAGGTAATGAGGGCAAGCTTGTAGAGAACGACCGGCAGTTGTTGGGGGGCCAGGAAGAGAATGAAACCAAACAGCAAGAGGCTGATTATCAGCCAGACGATCATTCGGGCATTCAGTAATTTGTGCATTCGTTGTCTCCGTCGAATAGTGGAATGGTTGGATTCCCCGATCCTACGAGACACGTGCGGGGTTTGATTCTAATTTGCTTTATAAAATGGATTCCGGTGGGTGTGGCGTTCCAAAAATCGCCCGATCCGGCGAGCTACCCGTTTCGCCTCGTATTTCCGCTTCCCGGAACGCCACAGGTAACGCCATTCGATCCGAGTGACCATATCATCCCTGGTGCACACGAAATCACGGGTAAACATGGTGATGAACCACTCGGTACTCTTTCCTGCAAATCCCTCTCTTGCTACCTCTTCATCCGTGATTGCCAATAGCGGTTCCCTCGTTACCTTCACGACGCGGACGATGGCAAGGCCACGGACTCTTTCCCTGGTGCGTATCTTGTCCACGATCAACAACAAATCACCGGGCCTTGCATGTTTCCACCCGTTGCGCCGAGTGACGGTTTTGATGCCAGCCTCGATCTGGACGATGGTTTTATGGCAGGAGATACGTCTCATTTTGCTTCACCAATTTATAGATACCTCCTTCATGAAGTAGTAGTAGGGTGGAATGAGCGCAGCGAAATTCCACGTGGACTACTACGAGAGCGGATTTCTTCACCTTCCCTATGTAAGGCAATAGTTCTCCAAAAGTGCCGCATGGAATTCTTCCTGACTAACCGGATTACTGGTTTCTTCCCATGTGTCATTCATCAGATTTTCCCAGTAGCCGTATCCATTCGTTCGATAGGTCGGAAATTTCTGGTCATCCGTCTCCACGATGTAATCTGTATACACAATTTTCTCGACAGATAAGATTTTCAAAGATGAATTCTCCTATTTGTAACGTTCCTAACTCGATCCGCCAGGTTGCACATCACGATCCGTTACCAACCTCGATTGCAGCTCCGCCAGGGCCTGGCTTTTTTGCGCCAGGTCGGCTGCCCTTTCGGCGGCATGGTCCATCCGCATCTTCCGGGACAACGCCCGAAACTCTTTGCTTATCGCCTCCCGCTTCGCGGGATCGATCCGGGGCGGGGGAAGCGCCGGGGGAGAGGGCCGCGATTCCAGGTGGTCGAAGAACACCGCGGGGCTCGGCCATTCCCGACACAGCAGCAGGTCGTCGAATGCCCGTACCACCCGTTCCATGTCCAGTTCCTCGTCCCAGGCGATGCGCCTTTTTCCGAAGGCCGTCCGCCAGGCGAGCGCGGTACCCTCGATGGCATCGGAGGGCGGGGTACCGGGCAGGCGCAGCAAAAAGAGCTTTTCCAGTCCGATGGAGATCTTATCGAGCAACCAATCATCGGCCATGTCTCAAACGCTCCAATGCCGCAATCCCCTCCATGGTTTTCGAGGGGGCGCCGCCTGCTGGACGCGGCGTACTCGTCGCTTCGGATGCCGTGACCATGGCGGTCCTTCGATAACCGGAAATGATCTCGTATAGATAGCCATGGTTCTTCATGGGGAGTTCCAGCCTGCCGGCATCCCGGTATTCGAGCATCTTCTCCATGGCCCAGATCCAAGCCTCGGTCGGCGCCGGGTATTCCCGACCCTTGCGGTCGATGCGCCCGGCCCGGATGTCCGGCGTGATCTCTTCGAGCCGCTTCGTGATCGTGCGAAAGGAAAGGCGGCCCGTTCCGGTACGGAAAAGACCGAGATAGCGCAGCGTGACCCATCCCAGATTGCCGGAGAGCCCGAAGGCGGCCAGAACGGCGTCCCTCGCCTCCTCGTGGGCGATGGCCACATCGATCGGGGTCCGCGCCATGCAGTTGGGGCACCGGAACGAGTAGTCGTCTTTCATGGCATCGGGCGCTGGGATCTGGACCGCCTCAGGATAAATTCATCTCCTTTTTCTTCGGCAGGAGAGTGCAGGTATGGCTTGCTTTTATCCGTCAATAGCCACGCTTCGAATACCCCATCCTCGTCGCGGTATTCGATATCATCTTCGAATTTGCCCAGGCGAAAATTATCCGGCAACGTGAAATAGCACTCCTCATCTACTGGGT